GATAGTACAAGTCGCGTTTAGTATCGCAAAGCATCAATATCTCAAATTTGAAAGCGTCTGCTCCTAGCTCTTTAATCTCTGGCTTTAGATAGTTAGAGCTAGAGCAGTAATTTTTCCACTCGCTCGCCCGTACCCGCTTTCTTTTTTTAAACTTCCACAGATGCTTACAACCTATGTAGCTTTTGCCAGAATCTTTACGGGTGATCTGGTAGACAAATCCTAAGTGTTTGTCGGGGTCAAACTTGCCTACCAGAGCAATATCCCAATGCCCGTAATCTGTTTTAGCCACGCTAGAACGGAACCTCGTCGCTCAAATCGTCGGATTCGGTTACAGGGTTGTCCGAAAACCCTCCGCCTTCTGCGACGTATTCGATAGGTTCTGTGATCTTAACAGCGTTGATGAAAGTGGTGACGCCCTTGCCATATTTATTGTCGTAAGGGCGCTGGGAAAGGCGCACAACGCCCTTAGAGCCGTTGCACAGCTGCGTAGGGCCGGAGTACTCGTTCTCTTGACCATCGACCAGGGATGGCTTGTAATTGCTTTTAAGCTGGACATAGGGCATACCGTCCATTTTGCCCTCGTCCTGCTTAACCTGTAAGCCTAAATTTTTAGCGTTCTTGATTTGGTCTCCCTCCAAGCCAAGAGCTACCGAGTATCGATCAAACTTGTCCTTATTGTCGAAAATGTACGGGAAAAACATGGTGCCTTCCAGATAAGCGTAACCGTTTTTAGCCATTAGTGTATCTCGCTCCAGTTGTTGCCTACTTGTACGTCGCATTCTAGCTTACATCGTAATTTGTAGGCTGTGTTGACTTGTGATATAGATAGTATAACAGATTCCTTAGATGCGTCAACATCTTTTTCGCAACTTTCTAAAACTAATTCATCGTGGATCATGGCGACGATTTTAGACCGTAGCTTACGCCTCCTAAGATGATGATCCACATACATAAACCATTTTTTCATAAGCACAGCTGACGATCCTTGTATCAGCGTATTTAGGCTAGCGTGTCCTGACCTGACTCTGAGAACTCTACCGTCTAGCGCTTTAAGCTTACCCTCGCTCTCGCCCTTGCGTATGACAGCTTCGCTAAGGCGCTTATAAGCTGGCATATTAGACATGAACCTGGACCTAAGCTCAGCGCCGTCTTTGGCCGATCCGTTAACCACAGCGCCTATCTTAGCGTCTCCTGCTCCGTACAGCAAAGCGTAGATAAATGTTTTAGCCTGGTCTCTGTTGCTAAGCCCAGCCATTTTTTGATTAGCGCTGTGTACGTCTCCCTCTAGCACTTCTCTGGTAAACTTTTCATCGTTCATGTAATGCGCTAAAACCCTTAGCTCTAGCCCTGCAGCGTCGGTATCTATTAATTTTTTACCATTGTCAGCTTTGAAAAGAGACCTGCACTGTTCCCCGTACTCTACCCGTACCGCTGGGACTTGCTGTAGGTTAGGGCTAACGCAACTCATCCGGTTTGTAATAGCCCCCAAGGTCCGGTACTGGCAATGCACTCTCCCGGTTTCTGAGCAAGCCTTTACCCAAGATTTTACCAAGGCTGAGCGCTTCTGTAGCATGAAATACCGTGCCAGTGTACTAGCAACTGGTATAGAGCATTTTGATAAGGTGTTCTCATCTACCTTAGCCTGACCTGTGGGCGTATGCTCAGTAGGTTTCCAGCCTAGGTTTATAAGCCTACTAGCTATATGCTGCCTAGAAGAAGGGTTAAACTCTATCACCTTATCTTTAAGCCGTTTCCCGGTCTTTTCCGAATACCTTTCTTCGACAATGGTAGGGAAAAGGCTCCTGCACTCTAGCTCTATTTTTTCCTGCTCTGCGACAAGGTTGTTGTACAGATCAATAGCCTTGCTCTTGTCAAGGGCAAAGCCGTTATAGCTAACCCTGTCTGCTACAATCCTCATCCGATGCTCGTCTGATATAGAATTGTCGGAGAAATTTTCCATAGAAGGCTTTAAAGAGTAGTATACGGATTTGCACAGTTTAACATCTTGTTTGCAGTACTCTAGCATTTCTTTACTGTAGTGGGAAAAGTCCAAGAACTCTAGCTTTTTTATATTTAACCGCTCTCCCCACGATTTTAAACTATGACCTCCCTCTCTGGCAGGGCTATCTAGCATAGACAGGACAAGCGTGTCTACCATGTTGTGTAGCTTTAGCCTAACTCCCCAAAGCTTAGCCAGTACAGGGAAATCGAAGCTTAAACCGTTATGAGCTACTACAGCGGCATCTTTGAGATATTCCTGTAGCCCTGAGCCGTTAGTCCATTCTTTATAAGTAGAATTTTCCAAGGTCACTGCACAGTATATCTGAGTAGCGTCTAAGCTATCGGTTTCTATGTCTATGAAAATTGTTCTGATCATTCCATATACACGCCAAAGTCATCTGTAAAACCGGAATCTTGAAACTCCTCTGGCTCCCCCATTAACATTTTCCAACTTATAGGAAACCTTGTCAAGCAATATTTTGCAATTTTACTAGCCACTTCTCTGGTCTCTTCCTGCGCGTCCTTGGACAAGCGGAGCAAGCATACCCTGGAAAATGCGTAGAGCGAACCTGTCCAGTACCATTCGGTAAACATGCTCTGAGGCAGCACCATCCTAGCCATTTCTGGGGCTACGCCTCTGTGCAATAGCTGTTTGTAAGTCCAAGCGCATTTCCTAACAGCGTGGTGATAATCGTCTGTCATAGCTGGCCCGGTCCCTGTCGAAGGGTTTATGTCTATGACCTTGCCAGAACTACCTTGCTTTTTATCTTTAGGACGCCCTCGCCACTGGTCAGGGTAATAGAACTCCGGTTCGTAGTCTACATACCTTCTGCTAATTTCGTTCCATACCAGTCCTACCTGATGTTTGCCCAGTTGCCTAGCGACAAAGACCGGAGCTTTAATTCTGAACTGTAGCGAAGTATGGGCAAAGGGGGTCCAGTGGTTGTGCTTGGCAAGGTATTTTATAAGCTTTTTATCGCTCTGCTCTATGCGGCTATGTTCTTTGTTAAAGCTTACCCTGGCAGCGTTTACAACTGAAATATCGCTACCCATATGGCTTATCAGAGTAACCTCCATCTAAAATTCCTCCTCTGAAACCGACATCCTCCCGGTAGACTTATCATATAGCAACCTGTCAGCTGCTCCTACATCGCCTGTGTAGCGACACTTCAGAACTCTGAGGGTAGTGGTGTTACACTCCACCGGATCGTCGCTCTGCGTGTTCCTTTCTAAGGAAATCACGCTGTCGCTTATTTGGCTAATACCGTGGCTACCTCTCAAATGGCCTAGGTTTACCTCTACGCCCTCCTCATGCGACTTGTCAGAGCCTAACCGTCTAAGGTGCGTGACTAGGTGAATGCAGCAACCCGTCTCCTCAGTAACTTGCCTTAGCATGGTCATGGTACGGTCAATAGCTTTCCGCTCATCCGTAACCTCTAGCCCTGATACTAATATGCTCAAGTGGTCTATAAATATCACTTGACAGTCCAAGCCCTGCACCATGTACCGTACCCGGTCCAGCAAATCGTCCATCTCCAACGATCCGAAATGGTCGTAGATAAATACTCGCCCTGTGCCTAAAGTACTGTTAAAGTATTCGCGTACTTGTTCTCTCGAATACTTCTCGAATACTTCGTTAAGGTGCAGGCGGTCGTTGGCCTCCACCGCTAGTATGCCTCTACGGGTCCGGTCTACGGACTCTTCAAGAGCTATTATTCCTATGCTCTGCTCGGTATTTTTCAAGTAGTAGTGCTGCAATTCTCTTAAAATGCTGCTCTTCCCCACGCCTGTACCAGCTGCCCAGGTAACTATTTCCCTGGCTCTTATGCCTAAAGTCTTGCTCTGTAGCTTAGGGAACGGGAACGGTATGCTTCTAAGATTTTGCTCGGACCATAGCCCGTCAAAGTCAGACGCAGCGTTCCTGATACCGGCAGGGGTGTAGCAAGGGGTATTTTTAAGCTTTGCCAAAAACTCCTGAGACAATTCTTTACCAGAGTACTCGCAAGCGTCTTTATGGTCTAGCTTGACTATAAAAGCCTTACCCGGCCTGAGCAATCTAGCGCACTTCTCAGCGTTGGCTAAAGCCTCTGGCTCAGCGTCGAAGCATATAAACACTCTGCTAAATGTCTCCAGAAGCTCTAAATTATTCTTAAAATCACGCTCTGCGCTAGCCTGACCGCTCTTGATAGATAAGGCGTGTACAGTGGCCTTGCCTCTACGGCTTATGGAAGTGGCAGAGCTAGATATACCGTTAGCCATCTGAAATGCGGCTAAAGCGTCGGCCTCGCCCTCTGTTACTATAACCGTATTCGACCGGACGCCGCTGTCCTTGCCCAGGGTGTGAGAGCCGAAAAGAACCGTGTCTTTAAAAGCGCCCTCGGTCTTAAACTCTTTACCGTATTCTCTGATCTTGGAAGCTACTCTCAAACCCTCGCCGTCGTAGTAGGGGAAAATAAGTCTAAAATCCCCGGCAGATACTTCGTACAGATCTTGAACAGCTTTAGATATTTTGCGAGATTCCCAGGTAGTATCAGGGCGGTGTTTCTTCACTTTATAATCCCCTTTAGAAGCGCACTCCTGCTCATGCCTAGCGTAGTTCTGGCAGCTGAAGCAATAAGTATGACCGTCGTCGTATATAGACAAAGCGTCTGAAGACCCGCACTTATCGCAAGGTTGGTGGATTTTAACCGGGGTGGACTCTACCTCTGCTAGCATTAATGTGTACCTCGCTTACCTAGCATACGCTCTAAGCCGTCGTCGTCGTCTGGCCCTATATCTTCCGGCTCTTGCTCAAGATATATCTTTAGCTCTTCCAGGGCCATGCAGATAAAATACTCCGGCGGTTTGTTATTGAGCAAGCCCATCGTATCTAAGAATGGTCTGACGGACTTGTCCAAGTGAAACTCGTCCTCCAAAATCTTGACAAAGATGTTGCAAGGGTGGGACATGGTGCTTCCGGTAATCCTCGATTTTACACTCATCTACGCATACCTATAATTGCAAGGGAAAAGAGTAGCACAGCTGATCCTATGATGACAGCTTCGATAGCGTCGGAATGGCTTATCCAGAACACTGTTTCAAAATCAAACATCGTTCTCACCTTTCAAAGGTTTGGGCCTAGCGTCGAAATATTTTTTGAGTTTTTTCTGAGCCTTTGCCGGGCTTACCATTTCAGAAGCCAGAGCAGCGTATCCTGCTATATCGACAAAGCTGTCCTCGGTAGGGGTTTCGATAGCGCGAGCCACCTTTAGCAAGACCATCATCATAGCTACGTCTACAGGGGTCAAATCCTCTGTCGTAGATCGAGTGTAGGTAGTCCATAGAGCAGCTACCCTGGCGTGGGTAAGGTAAGCGTCTCCGTAGTCTTTAGCCCGTTGCCCGTTAATAAGTTCTTTGGCTTTGTCCAGTACATCGTCTCTAGTCATCTTTGACCTCCTCGATGTAATAACCCACAGGGGTCAAGCCTTCGTGCGAAAAGTCATTGTCCATGACTTCCTTACCGTCGTAGTACGGGCGCTTTTTCTCCCGCACTTGCTGCCGATAAAGAGGCGATTGCAAAGCCTTCGCGCTCTTAGATCGGTTTTTAATCTTTCGTTCCATTTGCAAAGCTCCCATTAGCAAACTGGCGAACAATCCGTATATCATACTTTAACCCTTCCGAATATAATTGTCAAGGTAAAGACCCCAGTCAAACTCTTCCGGCTCATTGATAAGAGCTTGCCGTATCGATGTGCGGCAGTCGCTGCAAATATCGATATCTAGGCTTTGCGTGTCTGGGAGTTTGGCATCGCATATGCTGCATCTCATGCCAAATCGCCTCTGCTTTGCGGCGGGATTGTCACAAGCTTGCCGAATTTATCGTACAAGGTCAGGACTGAGTTAGAGACGTTGGCGACTTTCCCGTCCTTCATATGCTCTACAACGGTGATATGCTTAACCGCTTGAGCATCTTTAGTAGGGACGGACTTGTAAGTATAGACGTTTTGAGGCTCGATAGCTTCCACAGGTTTTGTCATAGTTTTCTCCTAGGTGATCCAATCCAACGCTCCGTTAAGATAAGCGTGGATTTCTTCGATAGACAAGAGAGAGACTAGCTCTACTCCGTTACTGTCTACAATGCTAAAGATTTTTTGAGGGTGCATGGTGCTTAGACCCGGCTCGGTAAATATGTCGTAATTTTCTGGGAATGTTGCCTGGGTCAGTTTTAGCAAGTCGGGCGAATTCCTGCGCCGGTTTAGCAAGTCTAGCTTGCCTATGGCGCGTCGTACCGCTTCGCTCTTGCTCTCCGCTCTAATTTTTCGCACGCTCTTGCTCCAGTAGTTTTATTTGCAATTCGTTATTCACCCGGACCATCAGAAGTGTCAGCTGGCTATCGCTTAGCTTGCTAAGAAGCTTCAAGTCCTTATGCTTGCTCAAGTGTTTTTTCAAGTCTTTGATAGTTTTCATAAGCCCCTCTATAGAGTACTCTATAGAGACCTCTATAGAGATATTAATCTATATAGTGTTCTCTATAGAGATTATATAGGATTGGTTTCTAAGTTGTCAATACCCTTCGTAGTCTGGATCTTCCCTATCTCTGTATTTATTTAATTCTTGCTGTTCAGATTGCTCGTGCGAGGTCTCTATGTCCATAGACAAATCATAGACGATTGCCTGGGCATGGTCTATTATCTCTTCAGCGTATACTTCTGCTAATGAGCGGTTATTATACACCTTAGAGGGCAATGGAGGCGTAGGGTACAGCTTAGATATCTCAGAGGCTAAGGCTTTCGCCAGAGCGTCCGAGACCGCTTGGGCAATGTCATTGTACATCGACAAGCACCCATTTGTCGTAATCAGCGTATGGGCTGTAGTCTTCCCCAGGTACTCCCCAGTCGTACCAGCTACTGGCTTTGACTTTTGCCCAGACATTGACGCGACCGTCTACTTTGCCTTTGTAGGTGTAGCGGATAGGGCGGATAGATTTTTCGTTAGCCATAGTTCGTCTCCTTTGCTGTTAGTGGTCTAAAAATGTAATGGGCTTGCGAACTGTCCAGCAGAGCGAGCAAGTGCCGCAGCTGTCGGACTTGTTTAGCTGCACTGGGCAGGTTATGGCGTTTGGCGCTGTGTTGTGTTCTGTGTTAGCGCTTAGGGCATCGCTGGGCAATGTGGAAAACCTAATGGCGAAACGCTCAAAGCCTAGGGCATCGCGTGTCCGGCTTAAAGCGTCTCCTATAGGCTTGCCAGGGTGGTGTCTGGAGTAGCCGTAGACGTGCAGCTTGTCGCGCTTGGCCACTTGGCGATGCCAGAACCTGACATAGTCAGGCGAGTAGAAGTCTCCCAGAACGTGCAAGCGTACTAAGTAGCCTCGCTTGTGCTTAAGGTCTAGTGCGTCTAGCTCAGCGTCTAAGCGAGCTTCTAGGCCCTCTACGTCGATGCGATGGGCAAATGGCATATTGTTGCCGTAGCAGTCGCGCCAATGCTCGCAAGCTCTATCGCAAGTTGCCCGCTCTTCAAGAGTCAGCGTGTAGATAGGCATACCAGCAAGCTTACCTTTTACCACTTTGCGCCCAAGCTTTTTATTAGTGCTAGGCTTCAAAGCTTTGTGCTTGTACTGGGAAAGCGTGTGTACGTTTTTGCTGTACATAGTTGTCCCATCGACGATGGCAGCGTGGTTTTCAGATAGTTTGCTCATCTCGCTTTCCGTTTCTCCAGGTGTAAATCAATGGCCAGCTTAGAAATCTCTTCGCCATAGGTCTCGTACATCATAGCTAAGAACCAGTGGCTCTGTTCGCCGTCTACGATGCACTGCCCTAGCCCATTGGCAGGACCGCAAATCGCTGACACATAGCGCTCAGCGTCATTTTGTAAAGTTGTTAACATGCTTTTCGCTCCAGATTAAAACAACAAAGCGCCAAGCTGAGCCTGACGCTTCATTGTTTTAACCTCCAAAGTTGTGTAAGAATTTAACCGGGCTTTTCCGCTCTATGTACAGAGAACGTATACCAGCATGAATGCCGACCATTGTCGGTCCGAAGTTTACACCGTAGCGCGTCTTCCGACTACGATCGCGCTTGCGATACAGTCCCCAGCTGAAACGCCTCCCATTGGTACCGTCATTTAAGGGTAAAGACTTCATAACTTTCTCCGTTTGGTTGATACAATAGAACGCACGTTAAATCATGCGCTCCGTTGTGTCAACTGCTAAATTGCGCCTATGTCGACTAAAGTGCTGAAGTCAGCGTGAGACATAGAAGCGTTCCGCTTGTCAATCTCCGCTTTCGCCATCGCTACAGCGTGTAGCTTATGTGCTGGTGTGTTCTTGACCTTGTATAGAACTTGCCAGTTATCGTTCTTGTCCTTTTTGTTAATAGCGATTTCGTTAACAAGCGGACCATTAACCAGTGAAATAGTCCATCCATTATAGTCAATGACGTTTTGGATAGTGTCTCCAAATAAAACACGCTTAGTCATTAGCAAGTCCCTTGTTGCGATTGATACAATAGAACGCACCTTACACGATGCGCTCAGTTGTGTCAACGTACAAAACAAATAG